TCTACTACAAGTGCTGTTGATTTAGATAGTCAAACTTTGACAATTCAAGGAACTTCTAATGAAGTAGAGGTATCACTAAGTAGTCAAACATTTACAATAGGATTACCTGCATCTATTACAGCAAATCTTGTTGGAAATGTAACAGGTAATGTTTCAGGTACATCAGGTTCTACAACAGGTAATGCAGCTACTGCAACGGCTTTACAGACTGCTAGAAATATTGGTGGTGTGTCATTTGATGGAACTGCAAATATTAATTTACCTGGTGTAAACACAGCAGGTAATCAAGATACATCAGGAAACTCTGCAACTGCAACAGCATTAGAAACTGCTAGAAATATTGGTGGTGTGTCATTTGATGGTACAGGCAATATAGATCTGCCAGGTGTAAACACAGCAGGTAATCAAAACACAACTGGTAGTTCAGCATCAACAACAGGTAACGCAGCAACAGCTACAGCTTTACAAACAGCAAGAACTATTGCAGGAAAATCTTTTGATGGCACAGGCAACATAACAATAGCTGCTGGTGATCTATCTAATGTATCTACTTCTGGTGTATCGGATGGACAAGTATTAGTTTACAACAATAGTGCTAGTGAGTTTCAACCTGGTTCTGTAGGATCAGCAACTGCACTTATAGATGGCGATAGCGACTTTACACTTACAGATGGTGTTGCTAATGGAATACATTACGAGTTAGACAATACAGATATGGCTGATTGGAATCAAGGTGGTGTTGCACTAACAGCAGCAGGTGGTATTTTTAGACATAACCAAACACAATCTGCTACTTACACAATAGCTGCAACAGAGGGTACAGTTCTCGCAGGACCTATTACAATAACAGGTACAGTAACAAATGCTGGTACAATGGTGATATTATGAGTTCGTTAAATGTAAACACAATAAGCGAATATACAAGTGCTAATGGTGTAACCATTGATGGTGTTTTAATAAAAGATAATACTGTAGATAGCGTTCCTGAAATTGACCAATGGCATCTTACTGCTGATAGAGCAAACAGTAACGCAGTTATAACAGCTAACCTATCAAGATTTGATGATGGTATTGCAGTAGGATATTCAGGTACAGGTATGACAGAAAGCTCTGGTATATTTTCATTTCCAAGCACAGGTATATACAGCGTAAGGGCTATGATAACTATGCAATCTCACGAAAACGATAGTCAAGGTGTTTATATTATAGGTACTGATGATAATTTTTCAAGTGAAACAATATTAGCTAACATTCACGTTGCACACAGAGCAACATCTACAGGTGCTGAAGTTAGAAATGGTTATGGAGAGGTTGTAGTAGATATAACAGATACAAGTAATCGTAAAATAAAATTTCAAGTATTTGGTCAAAATGATGCAGATGATGTTTTGACTGGAAGCAGTAGTAGAATGGTTACTGGATTTACATTCCAGAGATTAGGAAAGACATAATGCCAGGTAGTATAAAAATAGATGATGGAAGTGGTAACTATACCATATTAACTAACGCAGGTTCGTTAGGATCAGACAAGACAATTACTATTCCTAATACAACAGGAACTGCTGCATTAACAACTGATGTAGATGTAGTGTTATTAGCTTCTGTTACTGCTAATGATACATCAGAAATTGATTTTACAGATAGCGTTACAGGTTACAACAATACAGATTATTCACATTTTAAAGTTACTTACAAAAACTTTCACAATGCTAGTGATAGCAGAAGATTACTTTTAGTTTTGTATGCAGGTTCTACTGCTGCAACAGGTACATATAATCACGGAGGAAATCAAATGGGTGTAAACACAAATAGTGGTCCTAATTATTATCAAAATAATCGCACAGATTCAGCAGATTTAAGTTATTTATTAATAGGTAACGCAGCAAATGAAGGTTTAAGTGGAGAAGCTACAATATTTCCTGGTGATGGTTCAGGAGATGGTAGTGGTAATGATATTATTATTGATAGTATGTCAGAAGGTACATCAGGTTTAAAATATTATATGAATTTTGGTGTGCATTATGATAGTGGTACAGCTATGACAGGTTGCAAACTATCAGCAGATACAGGAAACATAGGATTTGGTGTGTACAATTTTTATGGATATAGGAAATAATTATGGCAAGTAGTATAGAAGATAATGTAGCAGCTTTAAAAGTAGAAAATCCAAAACCATTGTATAAAAATGGAATTGGTGGTACAACAGTAGAACTTACTGATGAGGAGTACGAAGCAAAAATATTAGAGTGGGCTACTAATAAAAATACTAATGATTTAGACCAAGAAGCTAATGGTTGGCTTTATGGCAGACTTGCAGAATATCCATCATTACAAGATTGCATACACGCATTACTAGATGGTGGCGATACTCTTACAGATTTACAAGCAGCAAGACAAGCAGTAAAAGACAAGTACCCTAAAGGATAGATTATGGCAAGTGAAATAAAAGTAGATACAATATCAGAAAAGACTTCTGCTAATGGTGTAACTATTGATGGTGCTTTAATTAAAGATAGTCAGTTAGCAGCAACAGCAGGTGGTGGCTTGGTAAAAATATCAAGTATTAATACAACAGGTTCAACTTATACATTTGATAATGTATTTGACAGTTCAACTTATTTATATTATTTAATAGAGTTTCAAGAAGTTAAAACATCTTCTGATAGTGTATCTTTAAGATTTAATTGGAGAAGTGGTGGTGCTAGTGGTTCTGATGTAACAGGTGGATATTATAAATCAGGTTACTATTTTTTGAGTAGTGCTTCTGATTTAGTAACTTCATATAAATCAAGCACGACTGATTACGCACAAATAGCTGCAACATTAGGTACTGCATCTCTTGAAAGTTTTAATGGTGTTTTTGAAACACAAATAGGTGCTGATAGTTGGTCCACTATATCAGGAAATAACTTATATAGAAGAGCAGATGGTATAGATATACAATATCACAATATTATGGGAAAACTTACTACAACAGTAATAACTGGTATAAAATTTTATATGACTTCAGGAAATGTAACAGGCACTATAACAATTTATGGGGTAAAGAAATAATGGCACAATCATTAGAAGAAATTAAAGCTAGTCTTACACCACCTACACACGATAATATTAATGGTGTACAAGTAGAGTTATCTGCTGAAGAAGTAGAAGCAACTTTAAATACTTGGGCAGAAAATGAAAGAGCTAGACAACTTGATGAAGAAGCTAATGGGTATAAAGTTGCTAGACAAATGGAATACGCATCAATACAAGACCAATTAGATATGCAGTATTGGGATGCGGTTAATGGAACAACGACTTGGAAAGACCACATAGCACAAGTTAAATCAGATAATCCTAAACCTTCCTAATTAATATGATATAATCCGATTTATGGATTTACTCATATACTTACTTTTAATTGCTTTAGTTATAGAAAACTATGGTAATCTATATAAATTTTTAACAGGTAAATCACATAAAGCACCGTACTATTACAAGACTGATAAGTGGAATTGGCAAGATGATTGGAATAAAGATGACATCTTATAACGGAAACGGCTTTACACAGAAAGAAATGTTGAATTTAATATTGGAAGGGCAACAAGATATAAATAAACGCATTGATGAATTACATGAAAAGGTGAATCAAAAAATATCAAGACAAGAGCTAAGTGGTTGGTTAGTTGCAATCTCGGCACTGGTGGTGTTAATCAATAATTTGATGTGAAAAAACTAGCAGTATTAACTGCAGTTCTTTTACTAGCTGTACCTATACATTCTATAGCAGAAGAAACTACAGTAACAGAAACTTTTAATGACCAACAAATAAACACAGACATAGATATATTGTATGGTGGTAATGATACAGAGGTGGCTGCTGCTACGACTGCATCACCTGAGTGTGTAAGTACAGAGGTAGCAGGAAGTATAGGCATAGAAGATTTAGATTGTTTTGGTTCAGAATACTTTAGTCTAAACAGACACGCATTAGGTGTAAGAGGTAGTGCAGATAGCATTACCATTGCATTTCCTAATGAACCTTACGAGGTAGGTTTTCAATATGGTGCTACAGATGTAGATACTATATCAGGTACTGTGTACTACGATAATGGTGCATCTGAAACATTTACACTAGACCAACACACAGATTATACAACAGTTATGTCTAAGTCTTGGGCAGTTGCAGAAGGTGTAGATACTTTTATTACAGAGATAGTTATTGATGGATTAACTGGAGAAAATCCTGACTGGTATCTTATAGATAATATATACTATAAGTATGATAATGTACCTACTACAACGACATCTAGTTCGACAACAACTTCTAGCACCACATCAACGACTACTACCACGACTACAACTACGACTACGACTACTACAACGCTACCTAAAGCGAAAGATGTGGTCGAAGATGGTATTACTACGTACTTGGCTTGGGATGAAAATGGATGTGAACACCCAGGTAATCCTTTATCGTATAAACAATATTTGGAAGCCGTAGAGAGTGGAGATTGGTTTGGTTATCAGCCCAGTGATTGCATTGATATACCTGATGATGTTGTTGATATTGTCGAAGAAGTAGAATTAGAAGAAGAGGAGGTGGATGATGTCGAGGAGTTATTACTTGTCGAAGAAGAAGACGAAGAAGAGTTTATACCAGAACTTACAGAGGAAGAGATAGCTGCTATTGAAGCTGAAATCAAAGCTGAAGAAGAACGTTTAATTCAAGAACAGTTAGAAGAGGAAAAAGAAGAAGAGATATTATTAGAATTAGAAGATTCTGTTATTGAATTAGAGGAGTTATCTGAAGAAGAACTTGAAGAATTTGTTGAGGTAATTAAAGAACTAGAAGATTTAGAAGAGTTTATAATTGAAGAAGAAGTTATAGAGCTAGACATACCTGAAGATGTAATAGTAATTATAGAAGAGGAGGAGATAGAAGATGACATTGTTATTGTGGTGGAAGATGAAGAAGTTATTGAGGAAGTTTTGGATGAGCCAGTACAGGAAGATGTTGAGGAAAAACCTGTAGAAGAACTTACGGAAGAAGAAGTTGCTGTAGAAGTTGCAGAGATAGAAGAAGTTGCAGAAGTACCTATTGTAGAAGATGATGCAACAGAAGAAGAAGTTGCTGAAGCTATAGAAGAATATGTTGAGGAATTAGAAACAGAAGAAGTTATAGAAGTTCTAGAAGAAGTTAATGATGTTGGTGTACAAAATTTAGAAGAAGTATCAGAAGAAGTACAAGAAGTTATACAGGCTGTTGTAGAAGAAGCTATTGAAGATGTAGAGGAACTTACTGAAGAACAAGTAGAAGTTGTTGCCGAAGTATTACAAGTTGAAACTGAAGATGTAGAAATAATTGCAGAGGCAGTTAAAGAAGATGAAGTAGTAGCAGAAGCTGTTGAAGAATATGTAGAACGTGCAGTAGAAAACTCTGATGTAGAAAACTACACACTAGCTGATGTTGTTACAGAAGTTCAGTTTGAAAACTTTATAGAAAATCCAATAGAAGTTTTGGTAGATGTAAATATACAAGAAATAAACCTTTCAAGTATTGGTGATGACATGACATCTGACCAAAAAGAAAAAGCACAAGAAGTGGTAGTTCCAGTTATTCTGACTAGAATAGCTAGTATGGCTGCCTTTATATTTAGGAGAAGTTAATGATTAAAAAATTATGGTCTTGGATTGTAGCTGCAATTAAAGAAACACTAAACCTTAGTTGGACTTTAGTGGGTTTAGTTATTGCAACTCTCACATTAACTGGTTCTGCACAGCAGGTGACAGGATTAGCCACTATAATAACATTAGGCATATGGTTAGTAACTATAGGCTTTCGTAAAGATTAGGAGAAATTATGGATTGTTGCGGTGGTGGATGTTGTGGCGGTAAATAAATACTGCACATCATACATTGATAATAAAGGAACAAAAATAACTATATGCAACTGTAAGAATGGAGGAATAGGTGAAGTTAACCGTTGTTAGAACACAGTTTGGTACTGATGCAACTAATGGTATGTTGTTTATTAATGGTTTATTCGAGTGTTATACACTAGAAGACCAGTATCAATCAGTAAAAGTTATGCATGAAACTTGCATACCAGAAGGAACATACGACATAAAGTTTAGAACAGTAGGTGGATTCCATGAGAAGTATAAGAAAAGATATGGTAATGACCATTATGGTATGTTGCATTTACAAGATGTACCTAACTTTACGTACATACTTATACACGCAGGAAACACAGATGAACACACATCAGGTTGTTTGATTGTAGGAGAAAGTCAACAAGACTTAGATATAAGTGATGACGGATTCATAGGACATAGTGGTGTAGCTTATTTAAAGTTGTACAAGAAAGTTGCTAAAGAATTACTGTTAGGTAAACCAGTAAATATAGAATACACAACTATAACTAAGTTGTTAGAAAAGCCATTATCAAATACTTCTAGTGATGATGTAATGTTAACTAGAACAGTTATGGATAAAATACAAGAACTCAAAGAAGATATATCTGAAGTAAATGGTGGAGTTATACAAACTCAAGCTATGCTTAGAGGAAGGATTATTAGATAATGTTTGAGAAATCAAAAAGAGCAAGAAACCAAGACGGTACATTCAAGAAGGATGTGAGGTGGACACCTTGGTCCGAATCATGGGAGTACAAAATGAGTGACGACTTAAAAGATATGTTGGAGCGTACCGCTTGGACATTCATTGAAGCGTTTATTGGTGCATTAACAGTTGCCCCATTAGTTGGTGTAGAAGCTGAAACAATTCAGTTAGCTGCATTAGCTGGTGGTGGTGCTGCACTAGCAGTCATTAAGACATACGCTAAAAAACAAATTACAAAATAACTATATAGCAAAGCCGAGGGTGTTATCCTTTCTACCTCGGCTCTTGCTTGCTTTTAATTAGAAGGGAGCTTCTCCTGGTTTAATATCATCTAATGATTTTGCTTTAGGTAATGTCAATCCATTTTGTACAGCAGCGTAATCTTTCCAACCATTAGGTGTTGTTTTATTATCCATCCACCAAGACTTAGCAAATACTTTACCATCTACTGTATCTCCACCTACACATTGACCCATCATAGAACATCTAAAGTCAGGACTTTTAGGACTTCTTTTTTCTGATTCAGGTATATAATTTACACTACATTGTTTGTCACAAGGACATAACAAACCTTTTGCATCCATTGAAGGTTTACCATTTAAATGTTTATCCTGCTTTCTATCACCAAAACCTGCATCTAATATTTCTTTAGTAGGAGAACCAGTAGTAGAAGTTCCTGACTCATTTTCTTTTACTACTGGTTTTTTCTCCTTTGGTTTTGGCGTTGTGGATACCTTTGACATCTCTTGTACTGTAGGTCTTTTTTTATTAGAGCCTTGGTATTTCCAATTACCTAATGCACGACCAATAGCAGATGTTTCACAGTTTTCCATCCATGCATCTGCATTAGCAAACCCACCTTGTCCTTTAGTTTCTTGTGCAATACCTGTTGCTACAGGTAAAGCCACTTTTGAATCAGTAAATATTTCAGCTTTGATAGTCACACAAGTACCATCATCTGTTATATGAACCACGTTTGTTTCAATCCTACCACTAGGATTGTCAGCCCAAAACTTTTTGAGCCTATCTTCGACCATTTCATAGTCTTTTAAATTAAAAGCCACCACGCCTCCTTTGTATTCTTTTAACTATCTATTGTTTCAATGTCGTCTAAACGAGTAACACCAACTTTAAGAATTACTTGTTCATACTTACCATCTTGTTCTACAAGAAGTTTAGGTATTGTACCTACTCCTGCAAACTCAACAGCTTTTACATTTGTTTTTGCCATATACTATTCCTCTAAGTTAACTAGATATTCTGCAGTTACACCTTTGTCAGGTTTCACAAACAAACAAAACTGTGATGGTCTACCCATACTAGCTAATTGTTCCTGTGCGTAACTGTTGTAACTTTCAGTTGAACCATTTACCCATACACGAACATCATTAATGTATAGTGATGTTGGTGTGTGATAATGTCCTGCAACTGCGTGTGTAAAGTCTTCCATCAAACCATTTGCTGCAAGAGCTTTCCAACCTAGTATTTTTTTATTGTATCCATAAAATGGTACACCCATTGAGCCACGGATATTATCTCCATGAAAACAAAAGAATTTAGCTTTTTTTCCTAGGTTAGCTACTGTGTACCAATGATTGTCTACACCTTCAGGGATAATAAACTTAATGCGTTTCTCACCCGCAAACATAGTCTGTAAGATTTTGCCTAACATTCTATCAGCATTCGTTTCTGGATTGTAATCTCTTCGTGACCTACCCCCTAGTGCACCGTGATTACCTATAACCCAGTATACATCTACTTCTTCAAAGTTCTCTAGCAATATAGATAAAAACCCATGCATCATGCGTGGTCCATCTACAGTAACTTGCCTATATAAAGAACTATCAATTAAATGTGACTGCCCTGGAAAAATAAGTTCTCCTTCTACAATATCTCCTAGGCATAACACCGCACATTTTTTTATTTTATGGGTAGCTCGTTGTATTTCTGCAAGCTTTACAATCTTATGTGCATATCTTATTACTCTCTCCTCAGCTATTAAAGTGTCGTAGTCTGGGGTTCTCTTCGCAAGTTGTATATCACTAAGCAACGGCACACAAATCTCCTCTTGTTTTGTGCGTTTTTTAGATGGGGTTGGTTTGGATATTTTTGGAAGTGTAAGAGTAGACATGCCGTCTTTAGCACCACGATAAACTGCCTCAATCATATCAGCTTTTTTGTCTTTAAGTTTGTCGATTTGTTTTAACAATCTTTCGTTAGTGTTCTTTAGCTCTTTAACTCTGTCGCTCTCGGCATCTGCAATTAAAGAGGCTAACTCTTTTTCGTTAGGATTTTTCGGCATACTGTTTCTCTAAGTCTGCTAACCACAATCGAACACGACTACGAGAAACTTCAAAATTAAATTCTCGTTCCAATATTTCACTAACTACTCTAGCGTTAGCTTTAGTGCCTTCTTGTGCAACCCTGCGTGATAATGTTTCTATGAAAGGAATTGCCTTAGAAGGTATTCTTTCATACCAATGTTTACTACCACCTTTTATGTTTTTAGTTGCCTCATCAATAAGAGATGAAACATTTTTGGTATTGTCTGTATTACTCATGTGCTTAGTGTAATGTGATTGTGATTAGATTGCAAGTATTAAATAGAAATGCTTACGCATATGCATATGCATAGAAAAAAATAAAAAAAATAGGCGTGTGTCGAATAAAGAAAACACACGCCTATTTGTACGGCAGATAGAATTGAGAGCTATTCTATCGCTTTACCGATAGCTGTTTTGCTACCTTAATAACCATATCCCTATTCTCAATAGGAATAATATTGTTCAACAATACGAAACGTTCAATCTCTTTACGTTTCTCATGAGTTAAGTTGCTTATCATACCCTGTTCATTTACACCAATAACTTGTTGGTCGCTTACCCAAATTCTTGGCTCAGGTTTTGTAGCAAGTAATTGAAGTGCTTCAAAGTCTATGTTGTTGTTTCCATAAACTGTAAGTTCTCCAATAGAGTATGTATCTGTTCTACCATTGTCAGCAATAATACGAATATCTCCATCATACCCATCACTATTACGCTCTCTATAACCGACATATCCTGCAATCCAACTAGCAGGTAATAACTCTACTACTTCCTCAATATCCCTTTGGCTCATGCCCATACTTCCAGAACAATCAATCATCATACTTCCACCAGCTACTGTCTTTCTAGTTTGAAAAACTTTCCTATCTGTTGTAAGTCTGTGCATGTTCTTTGGAACTACACCACTATCGTGATTTCTTTTTCTTAGTTCACGAATAGCTTTATGTATAGACTTGTTTGGTTTGAACTTGTGTAATCTTGCTTTACCATGATTACCATCTTCTGCATAAGTATGGTCTACAAAATGCCTTCTGTAATTTCTGTCGGCATCTTCCATAATTTCTTTCTTAAGTTTATCATCAAGTTCTTTAGGTAGAGTAAGTCCTTCTTCATTAGATATGTTCTTATCTAATTTAGTAGTATCAACAGGAGAGTATTCATCACTAGGCAACATTTCATTGCGTAAGTTTTCTACTCTTTGTTTACTCCACCAACCATCTTTACCAATCAATATTCTATACAGCTTGTTAAGTCTGTATCTAATTTGCTTAGAACTTAGTCTATATCTTTCAGTTCTACTACGACCAATTTCTTCATCATAAACCCACCTGTAGTTTTCATTATCAGTTCTCCATGCATAGTATTGTGCTTCTCTGATAGTTTGAGAAACTTTACTAAGTATGTTTCTAATATATGATACATCTTGGTGTCCTACTTCAACAGGTACATTGAAAGGCAACATACTTCTTACAATGTTTCCTATCGCTGTATCTGTGATACTATTGTAATTCCAACCTCTATACAAAGCCATCTCATACAACATATCAAAATAGAATTTTTCTACATCTTTGTGTTCGTATAAGTTTTTTACTGCTCTGTATATTTTAAGTTCAATGTCAGTATCATTTGCTTCAATACCAACAACACCTGCATAAGTAAGTTGATAGAGTCTATAGAAGAACATCTCATTAGTATCGAGTGCTTCTTTCATAGCTTCATCAAAATCCTCGTCATGTGCTTTTTGGTAAGTTTTTATTTTGTTAGTAAGTTTGTCGTATTTAGCACGACCACCCAACTTACTACAAGTTTTGCTTATTCTTATCCTTGCAAACTTTAGACCTAACAACATCTTTGCAATATACAAAAAGCGTAAGTCTTTTCTTTGGAACTTCATATTTCCAAATAGTATCTTTACAAAGATACCTGCTTGAACAAGTAGTTGCCTATCTACCTCATCTCTAGTAGCAACATATTTTGGTATATTGATGTCATTTTTGTTCTTTTGTATGTAAGGTTTACTACTATAAACAACTTTGTAATTCCTTACTTCATTAGCAATCAATGACATATTAGGCAAAGAAAAAGGCAATTTGTTAATTGACTTTAATCTATGTACTTTGAATAAACTACTCATCATCATCAGTTGTAGTACTGCTGTCATTTTGTATACCAAGTGCATTTAGTACAGCGAACTGTTCATCTTCATCTTGGAACAAAACATCTACAGCTACTTCTGTTTTGATACCACTATCCATTAGTTTTTGTAGCTCAATCCATCTACGTACAGATGTATTAGCTTGGTCTGTATCTAAGTAAATAGCTTTTAGTCTTGGTTGCAAAGAGTTCAATGCCTCTTTGTGTACCTCATCTATGTGCAACTTGACAGGAAACCTATCTGCTAGAGGCTCTGGTAAGTCCTCTGGTACTCCGTTCATAGTTGCAACACATTGAAAGTTAGGCATTGGTTTTACAAACTCTGCCTCATCATTAGGCAAGTTGAAACCTGCAAACTCTTTGTCATCTAATAGTGCATGTAAAAATGTCTGCACATCTGCACCTGCATGGTCTATCTCGTTGATAACAAGTCTGCTACCCTCTTTGAAAGCACGAACACCATTACCATCTTTCCAACGAAAACCACCATCAGCAGTAGCAATATAATGCCCCATTAGCTCGGTAGCCGTACTGTCTGCTGTAAGTGTAATGTTGTATGTGCTTTGTCCTTCCTTCAAACCATATCTATTGGCTTGATATGTTTTACCTGTACCTGCTCTACCATACAGAAGTATTCTGTCTGATACAGAGATAACAGCTTTGAGTTTATCCCAACTGCTCATATCAGCTAAATTATCACTCATCATTATCCTCTCTCTTTAGCATCTCCTCAAACTTAGAGATGACATCTTTACTTAATTTATCTTTATCAACATTATCTCTCCAATGTTCATAGCCATCATTTCGGTTTAGCTTTTCATCTATCCAACGAACTTCAGGTATGTTTGGAAGTATGTTGATTGCTTCAATAGGAACATCTACAGCAACCTGTGTATATTCCTTATCTGGTTTACTACCATCTCTGTTCTTTACAATTACTTCAAAGAACATACGAACATGAGTATCTACTTTTTCTCCTGCTCTATGATAGTGAGGCATAGCCATGTACAGTATGACAGGAAACCTATCATCTACTACAACATCTATATTCTCTTTGTTCTCAGCATTTATATCTAAGAACTCAGGCAGAATTTGTCTGTTGTATCCTAAGTCTATGGCTAGACCATTGAGATACTTCAGTATCTCTACTGTTATAGCAACGTTCTTGAGCTTTTCACTAAACTCAATAATGTCTTTGCTATCTCCTTCTGTTCCACTAGGCATCTTTTCTCCTAACTATTTTTGCATACAATCTAACAGTGCCACCTTTTTCATTGACATCTTGTCTTACTGCATACTTCAATTCACACTCAGGATATTGCTTGTCAAACTGAGTAGTGTAATACACACAGGAAGTTCTAATAGAGTTAGCTCTGTTAGTAGTTCTCTTACCACCACCTGCATTATGTTCCTCGTGTATAAGAAATACCTTACCCATATTCGCCATTAGTAAACTAATTGTTGAATTAGTAAAGTACTTTTTTTCTCTGCCTTTATTTCTACTCTTTGTATATTCAGGAAACTCTGTTCCTATCATCTTTATTTCAAATTTATCACTCATCATTTACCTCCTTGAATTGTGATACAGCAAACATTGTCGGCTTGTAAGTAAATTCTTTTGCATTTCTCTTTGCATCAGAACTTACACTAAAGATATAATCTTTAGTTCCAACTTTGTGTGCTGTTAATAACTTGGACATCAAGCTAATTGTTTCTATTGCTTCTTCTTTACTAACTTCACTACCGAAGTTAAAGTCTACAACCAAACAGTTTTCATCTGTTCTGTTGCCGTAGTCAATGAACTCATATACATCACTCACAGCATTACTCCTCCTCTAGCTGATGACCTAAGTCCGCCATAGAAAACATTTCTTTAATCGTTTCATATGACTTTTCAAATGATTTTCTTTCTTCATCAGTTAGTTCATCAGGCATGTCAAACATAGGATTGCTTTGTAATTCTTCTAACAAGTCATCACTTGACATACTATGTATTAGAGGAACTGTGTCTTGCACAAATTCCTTGTTTGATAACATTTCTAGTGTTAACAACTGCGTTGCTTTGTCAGGTAAATCACCATGTACTAAAATAATCGTTAGCATTTTACCTACCTCAGCAAGTTTCATAGATAAGTTATCTACTCTTTGTACTAATTGGTCAAGCTGATTTTTTAAGTAATTGTTATTACTCATCAGTTTTACCATTACATCAATAACCTCATCAATGGCTTCGCCTTCTTTTTCTTTAGGCTTACTCATTTAACCTCCTCTATTACTACTTTCTTTACTGTGTCTTTACCAGCAGAGTACGCTTGCATATGCAACTTTGCTTCAGCATATGTATAGCCTCTCTCTAAACAAACCCACAGTTGTTGAATAATTTCTTCATTATCCAATTTATTCCTCCTCCTCTTTTTCAACGACTTGTTTCAGGAAGTTCTCTACTTCCACACTCAAGTCAGGCATTTGTTTTGCAACTACATTAGCTAAGATATGGGGATTACCAACAGATATAATATCTGGTTGAGCCTCCATAATCTGTGTAATGAATATCTTTGCAAACCCATCATCTTTGTTATGTTCATACAAAGTTTGTATAGCACGTTCTGCATTACCATTTGTACTTTCTTTTTGTAGCACATCAATCAATGCACTGATACCTGCTGCTATACCATTTTGTATATGTGCCTCCCATGTTTCTGTCATAGCAACAATAGGATTAGTAGCTCGAACAATCATCTTAGCCATGTCATTTTGTTCATCACCACCACTTACATGTAGAACATTTACGCCATAAGGCACTTCCATATCAGCGATTTTGTAAGAACGATAATCATCAAATCCATTTTCTTTGAATTCATCAAATTGCTTATCGTACTCTTCTCTATCGCTAGTACTTTCTCCCGCCATTACAACCCTCTCTTTGTGTTCGCTTTTCTTACACTCCCATAACCACACAGGGAACACCTCACCATGTTCATTACAGTTGATTTGACATTGGCTAGTTGTCCAATTACAGACATCTTTCCTTGTCTACAGTTATCACACTCCATTACTCTCCTTTGTTAAAGCAGAAAAACCACAAACTATCGCTAGTCTATGGTTTATCTGCGTGTGATTGTATCTATGTGTTGTAGTTGTAGATATTTATTTATTGCTAGAACACACATAGATAGCTTGTAGCACACACATTAGCTCAGCTCACTGAGTACTGTTGTTTACTTTCTGCAGAAAGCGTATGTACTACAAGCTACCTACGTTCAGTTGTTAAGACAACAGGGAATTAACTTAACTCTTACTAATAGATAGCTTTAATCACTACTTGAAATTATGGGGAGATATACTATTTCAATATTCCATCAAGTAGTTATCACTACTGCATAGATTAGTTAGTTGCATACGTACTGTATATAGAAAGGAAACACACCTACGCAGTAGTGATAATTACTATTGAGTGCTTACCTATCCACAGCGTAAGCACTCTATACTAACAATCAATCAGCTCTGCAATGTTCACATAATCTTTTACGACCAAATGTTTTTGGTAAGACTATGGAACAATTGGTACATAGCTTGTTAGCTTCCTCAACAACTTCGGTATCAAAGCTATTGGGTTTCCACTCAGCATCAATAACCCCAAAGATATTATCAGTGTCCTCTGGAACAATACCTTCTCTCGTTAATCTGCTAAGTCGTTTCATCTTTTGTTCTAGTTCTTTGTCCTGCTCTCTACACTCGTAGCAACGAGGGCTTATAACATCAGTTCTTTTAGAACAAGACACACACTCATGAGTTGGATAATCAATACCCTCAACATTACGTTGATACTCATTAGTACCTTTGATAAGAGGTAGACCTGTATCTGTATAGATAAGATTACCATTGTTCTCATCAACACCTACAAAGGCTTTCTTAGTAGTAGGTGTAATAGATTTTCTATATTTCTTTGACATGACATACTCCTTTCATACAATATGCAACATAAGAATATAAATAAATACGAAAACAAAATCGCTAAGGCAAAGTTAGTTTCGGCAAAAAAAATTGCAACATGTCTTTATATACTAAAATGACTTGACAAGCTACAATATACGCGCTTAATGGGGAATGCTCTTGTTCGCATATGCTATGGAAAAAAAAATTTTAGCTATGTTTCTTGTTTACTTTGCATAAATAATGAGAGAGATAATATATAGTAGAACAAAACCACACACACAGAATAGACTATGGTATTTATAGCATTGCTTTAATCAGGCATAAAAAAAATCTAAGTACTACCTATAATTAAATAAGTAGTACCTAGATTATATAGAGTTTGTAGGTGGACTATTTATCAGTCGACCAACTCTTCATTGTTGCGTCTACTTCCGCTAGAGTTCGTACTCCTTTGATTTCTTCTGCAACGTCATTAGTACCTAAGATATCAAGCAAGGCTTTTGGTATAGTACCATCTGCTTTTAGCTTGTATTTACCTTTGGTTAAAGTAGAACTTGCGTTTTCACATATGTCTTTGAACTGTTCATATGCTGGATAACTCCTGATAACTCCTACTTCTTTGAAGTCAAACTTATCTTTTCTTAAACATATGTGATAAGAGTTCTTATCTTTATGTATGGAGTTAGCTCCTGTAAGTTTAAAACCAACTAGCTTAGTATTACCTAAGCCCATTATGTTGTATACTTTATCTACTTTATTGTAGTTATTCTTAGCCATTGTTTTTTCCTTTCTATATAGCTTGAATACTTATGAAACTTATCTACTGACAAGTTCCATTAATTGATACATAAGCACGTTTGTCAAGTGAGTTTATATCTTTTAACTGCGTAGCAGTATTTTGTTATAAAGGAAATTTACTAATGTGCTAGAAGGGAAATAGAACTTGTCTCTACATTGGATAAGAGAAACATTGAAACTAACATGCTGTTGAATAAGAGAATAGATGAATTGTATATAGATTATATTATGTATGGTATTCAATACAAGGATAGTTATTATTTTACAAAACACTACCATATAGCTACGACATACTATATATAGTGTACATATAGAGGCATACAATATATAGATAATGTGATAGTGCCTGTAGGTATGCACTGTGTGAGTGCGTATGCATAGGGAGGTTTTAATGTGGGGTAGGGGTGTGGTATATACGTAAGTAATCAAGAAATTACTGGTAATTTTGTCTACAAAAAAAACTAAGGGAAGCTAATTATTTTGGTATGAAACTCTATTGCTAGAGTAAGTTACAGGCTGTTACAGGCATTACCAAAGTTGTAACAATCAACTTCCCTTGTGTAGTATATTAGCACACTTACTGGTAAAAAAGAAGTAAAATACTCCTTTTTTATAGTACGTTCAAGTGGGGGATTTTCGGACATAGCGGACATATATGCTACGCATATAAAAAATTTTTGAATTTTTCACTTTCGTAGGTCCTTGGGTACTGACTTTGTGGTAATCCCAGTCCATCTTATGATAAGATGCAGTCAGCTTTTTGCCGTCTGATAGCTCTTACCTGTAACCTATTAGTTGTAAAAAACTATTTGTTAAAGTCACTATAGTGCTATGATATTCTTATTACAAGTTACAGGAGGATAAATGTTTGATTTTGAAGAACAACTAGCTATCGGTAAGAAAGGTGAGCAGCTAGTTAAATCATATTACGAATCTCAAGGAGCAGATGGTAAATCTAAATTTATTGTAAGAGATGCACGTGAAGAAGAACAAAAGAAAGGTGCTGATTTCTTTATAATAAATAATGAATTAGGTTCTAGATACATAGAAGTAAAAACTGACACCAGGGCGGAGGATACAGGGAATGTAGCACTAGAAGTACAAATAGTGTATGGGGATACAAAAACTATTGGATGTGCGTTAAAAACATTCCCTGATTTTCTTTTCTACTGGATTTACCCAACCAACCAACTTCTTTACTGGAATCCAGAAGAGTTAGTGCCATACATTATTGACTGGCTTATAGACGACAAATACAGGATTGTAGATGCTGAAAATAAAAATTTTTTTTCACGCTCTTTGATAGTGCCTATTGAGGACCTTCTCGCTACGAACATAGTACGTACTATTAACGTAAGTTTTAATTTGCTTGATGAAGTGGCTTAGGAGGACTAGCTAGGTAAAGGAGGAAAACCTAGCTAACCTCCTGCTATTATTATAAAATGAGAGAAATCAAAATTTGCAAAGTATGCAATAAAAAATTGATTTTACGTAGGACTATTAAGAAATGTGGTAATCTTGGTTGTACGCAATATAATAAAATAATTCGAAGGAGCAATAATGTCAGTAGGAAAAAAAGGCAAAAAAAAGAGATACTCATCCAAGAGGAAGAGTAAATCTATGGGATACTAAATATCTCATGGGTAAAATAAAAAAAGGAGTAAATATTTTCAGTAGCCCAGTTACTTTAAAAGAGTGGGCTATTGATTTGTCAGAAGCATGTGGAAGTGTTCTGATAAATAAAAAACCTAATGTATCAAAGATAGATACCTTAGTAGAAAAATTTGTACAAGACTATAATGAAAATATGGAGAAAGTAAATGCCACCGAAGAAAAAGCCTAGTAGAAAACCTATTAATGCTAAAACTAAAAAAGCTTTACAAGCTAAAGCTGCAAAGAGCAAATATACATATGGGCAACTTGCTCAGGTCTATAGGAGAGGACAAGGAGCATACCTTTCTTCAGGAAGTAAATCAGCTTCTATGGCAGCTTGGGCTATGGGTAGAGTTAATTCTTTTATTAGGGGTGGTCATTCTCAAGATAATGATATAAAGAAAAAAGGTAAAAAACGTGCCAAGAAAAAAAAGTAAAAGAAAAGTTAAATATGAGAAAGGTGTACCTTCTAAGTATTTACAAAATAAAAAAAATTCTAAGTCGTCTGTGGCACGTGAGATTCGAAGTACAGCTAAGGCTTATAAAGAAGGACGGTATATAGATTTGAAAGCTGTACAGAAATCAAGAGCTACACGTAAAAGGAGGCGTAAATGAAAATTAAAGGTGTTGATGCAAGTAAGTTGACTAAAAGACAACAGACTGCTTTAAAAAAACATTCTAAGCACCATACTAAAAAGCATATACAATATATGGTAAACTCTATGAAACGTGGTTCTAGTTTTTCTAAATCACATGTAAACGCACAGAAGAAGGTAGGTAAATAATGCCAAAAAGTAACGGACAGTATTCTGCAGCACAAAAAAAAATTGCAAGTGTTGCACCACCGTATGACAAAATTACAGGAGCTGATTTTAAAAAGCTACGTCAAAACGGTAAAAGAAAACCAAAGATGAGCTAATGGCTAAAGTTAGTTGGATGTGGAAAGGTAAGAGATACTACGGTACTCTTATTAGAGAAACAAAGACTCATAAGTTTGCAAGAACTAAAAATGGAAAAATTAAAAAAATTAAAAAAAAAATGATAAGCCTAAAAGAATTTATGCAGGAAATCCTAATTGGGCAGGAGATGATTGATGTCACACGCAAATCGTAAAAAAGCTCTACTTAAAAAACATGGACTTAAAGGTGTTAACAAACCTAAACGTACACCTAAGCATCCTAAGAAGTCACATGTTGTTTTAGCACAAGAAGGACATAAATTAAAATTAATCAGATTCGGACAACAAGGTGTGTCAGGTGCAGGTAAAAATCCTAGCTCAGCAAAGCAGAAGGCTAGACGTAAATCTTTTAAAGCTAGGCACGCTAAAAATATTAAGAAAGGTAAAATGTCAGCAGCCTACTGGGCTAATAAAACAAAATGGTAAACAATGTAATCTGCATAGCAGATGAATGCACAGCACCATTACCACCTGGCAAAACTAAATACTGCTCGCAAAAATGTTATAGAAGAGAATCTATGCGTATGTATAGAGCAAAAAAATCTGGCAAAGAATATACGCCTCCTAAGAAAGCTGTAAACGAACCTAAGTCTGCAACTGTAAGAAGAGGTGCATTATATAACAAATTTAAAGATGAAGGTTATGCACTAGATTTAATAAATGAAAATATAACACAACAAGAAGTAGCAGATGCTTTGTCTTGTTCTACTGCACACATATCACGTATGTTAGCTGCGTATAGAGAAGATATACAAAAGGACATGCAAGCAAAAGATTGGGAGGTATCTGATGATGCAAAACAATCTTTAGAGGACTTTATAAATTTTAGAGATAGATATTTTTTAACAGAACAAGGTGTACCATTTGAAACTGCAGACTTTCACGATAAATGGATAAAAGCAATTAACAAAGCTTTACTTAATGGTGGGCAACAAATGATTCTTAGTCCGCCTCGTCATGGAAAAACAGAACTGCTTATACATTTTGTAGTTTGGCTTATATGTAGAAATCCTAATATAAGAATTATGTGGGTAGGTGGTAACGAAGATATTGCTAAAAATTCTGTGTCATCAGTTATAGATACTTTAGAAAATAATGAAAGATTAAAAGAAGATTTTTGTGGACCTGGTGGACAGTTTAAGCCTGCAAGTAGAACAGGTAAGTCTTGGTCACAAAATGGATTTACTGTATCTACTAGAACTGTATCTGGTATAAAGTCACCTACAATGATTGGTATAGGTAGAGGTGGTAAGATTCTTTCTCGTGACTGTGACATAATTATTGCAGACGATATTGAGGACCACAGTTCTACAATGCAACCTGCATCAAGAAACAATACAAAGAACTGGTGGACTACAACTCTTGGCTCTCGTAAAGAGGAACATACAGCAATGGTTATTATTGGGTCAAGACAGCATCCTGATGATTTGTATTCTGCTTTGTTAGAAAACGAAGCATGGGAAACTATAGTAGAAGAAGCACATGATTCTATGTGTACTAAATCAGAGTTAGAAGAAGAAGACCATGTTGACTGTATGCTTTGGAGTAATAAAAGAACATTTAAGTGGTTAATGAATCGTAAAAGAGATTCTATGACTACAGGTGGTTTAAAGAACTTTGAAATGGTTTACTTAAATAAAGCGTTCTCACAGGCTGCTAGATTGTTTAATCCTGAAATGGTAGCAAAGTGTTATGTACCTAATATGTCAATAGGAACAATACCGCAGGGTGCTTACTTAGTAGCAGGACTTGACCCTGCAGCTACAGGTTATCAAGCAGGTTTTTTATGGGCAGTAGAAACATTAAATCACGAAATTAAACTTACAATGGTTGATTTAGACAATCATCTTGGTGGTGGTCTAGATGAAGCATTTGAGTTGATAAGAAGATGGTACGAACAATATGATTGTTACCATTGGGTTATTGAAGAAAATGGATTTCAAAAAGCTATTAGACAAGATAAGACAATAAAAGAATATTGTAATGTACATGGAATAAAACTAGAAGGACATGAAACACATAAAAACAAATGGGATGAAAGATTTGGTGTTACAAGTTTAGCTCCTATGTTTAATGATGGTATGATAGAACTACCATTTGCAGATGGAGAAGCACAAGATAAAACTACATTGTATACAAAACAACTTACCTACTTTGCTTCAAAAGGTAAAGGTGGTAAGGGATACAAGAGTGACATAGTTATGGCTAGTTGGTTTCCAATGAAGGTTGTTAGAACCTTGACAAAACTTACTTATGCTGATATAGGAATTGACTACACTCCTAGCTTTGATGGTTATAATAGTATACAATGGAATGAAACACCTTGGAGATAGATGAAACCGCAAGACATTATTGAGAGAGCGTCCTATCTAAAAAGAATGCATGATGAAGCATTAATAGATAGAGCGAGATATAGAGCAATTTTAAATGGTGGAGAAGATGGAATAAGACAATTACTTGGACCAGGTCTAGATAACAACGAAGCGTATACTATACCAGCTCCAAACCTTATGTTGTCTGCTTTAGATAGATTATCTCAAAAGATAGGTAAAGTACCTACTCTTGATGTACATATTACAAATGCAAGAGATAGCCAAAGAAACAAAGTTAAAAAAGATAAATTAGAAAGAATCGTTACTGCATACGATAAAATGCAAGAATTAGAATTACAGTTGCCTCAAGTAGCTAGATGGCTACCTGGTTATGGTTTTGCTGTATGGGTTATAACTACAAAGATGGATATGAATGGAAACATGTACCCATGTGCAGAACTAAGAAATCCATACGATTGTTTTCCTGGTTATTTTGGTAATAAACAAAAACCACAAGAATTAGCAATTATACAAAAAGTACCTATTAAAAACTTAATAGATATGTATCCAGAGCTTAAATCATGGTTTGAAGCAAAAGAATCAGAAGGAAGTGAATCATACAACAGTTACAATATGAATTACTCAAATGATGGTAGTTGGGAAAATCAAGATGAAAATGGTGATGTAATACTTGAATACATGAATATAGAGGGTACATACGTTGTACACGTTGCATCTAAGAAGATTGTTGATTTTGTACCTAATCCTCTTAAATCAGGTCCAGCTTTTGTTGTTGCTAAAAGATTTAGTTTTGATAGATTACAAGGACAGTTTGACCAAGTTATAGGTCTTATGGCATCTATGGCAAAAATAAACATACTTAGTGTTATTGCTATGGAAGATGCAGTATTTACAGAAACAAACATAGTTGGAGAAATAGAATCAGGACAATACCGTAAAGGTAGAAATTCAATAAATTATCTAACACCAGGTTCACAAGTAGTGAAACCTACTACAAACTTGCCATATCAGTTATTTGAGCAAGTAGGTAGGTTAGAAAGACAGCTTAGAGTTGTAGCTGGATATCCAGTTCAAGATGACGCTATTTCACCAAACTCATTTGTAACAGGAAGAGGTCTAGAAGAACTGGAGTCTGGCGTAAGTCAAATGGTAAATGAGTATCACACAATACTTGAATATGCTTTACAAGAGATAGATGCTAAAAGATTAGAGCTAGATGAAGCATTATTTAGTAAAAAAAGAAAACCTATATCAGGTACATACAAAGGTGCTTCTTTCTCAGAGTCTTATACTCCTAGCACTGATATAGACAAAAACTATATTACAAGAAGAAAGTATGGAGCTATGGCTTCATTTGATGCACCTAATAAAATAATTACTGGTTTGCAATTATTACAAGCAGGTATTATAGATAAAGAAACTTTTCAACAAGAGATGGATGGTTTAGAAAATCTTAGTCAGATAAATGAAAGAATAACAAAACAAAAGACTGAAGATATATTATACCAGATGCTGTTACAACAATCACAACAAGGTGATAAATCTGCAATGATGGCAGTAGTACAGATATATAATAATCCAAAAGATATTGGTAAAGTTTTAGAAAAGTTCTTTAGTGCATCAGGAGAAGAACCAAGTCCAGAAGAACAAGCATTAATTCAACAGCAAGCTATGCAACAACAAGTTGGTCCACCTGATTTAGCTGCAATGTTAGGAGGAGCTATTGGCGGATAATACAAATTTTGAGTTTGCTAAAATTATTGCAAATAATTACACAGTAGAAGAACAACCTATGTGGGATGCTGCTACAGAAAATTTACGAAAAGTTGATGAACAAAATATTATATTTGATGAAGAAACAATAATTGATGTAATTACATTAGCTTATATTCCAAATGTAGGAAGATTAGATGTAGTAATTATAAAAGATGATATGGGAGGTATCTTTGGCTCGCTTTAAACCTACAACTAATAAAGGTGAATTTAATGCAACATCTTATGGAGAAAGTAAAGAGTTAGACGATTTACAATCAGGTGCAGAAATGTTTGTAGATGAAAGTATATCTACAGGATTACAACAAGCAAATGTAAATCCAGAGCCTGTAGTAAATGCACGTAATATTGTACAAGATATAAAAAGACCTACTGAGTTTCCAGGACAAGATGTAGCAGGCAATAATATTGCTGGATTAGGACAGTCAGGAGTAATGGAAGCTAACATGATTCTTCGTGCAATGTATAGAGTATTGCCAAGCAAAGACATATTAGCTTTAATGGACGAAGATATTTTACCAGGGGGATAAATGGGCTATACATGGACATTTGATGCTCCTTGGGAAGATAACGACAATCAAGACTGGAAAGAAGCATATCTAGCACAAGCTGCACAAGTAGAAGAATACTTTAGACAAAATCCTCAGATACCACAAAACATGTCTAACATTTCTAAGAACTTTGGTTTCTTACCTAAAGACGTACAAGTTGCAGGTGCACTGATGGGATTAACAGCAGAGAGTCCAGAGTTTACTGCACTTATAGATAAGTTTATGGAAAAAGAAACATCTTGGTGGGATAAGACAAAATCTATTACAAGGGGTGCAGTTAGAACTGCAGTAGTAGGTATGGAGTCAGCATCACAGTTTGTTAAGAAGTTTGGAACTGGTGCTATGAAATATTATGCAAAAAGAGAAATGAATCCTATGTTAGCATTTTCTGGTATAGGAACACTTATTCCTTTGATAGACCCAGCAGGTGTTGCAGAAATAAGACAGTCATTAAAAGACCAAGGTCCTACATTAGCATCTAGAGCTATAGAAGAATTAAGAGCTGGACGTAAAGTTAATTTAGGAGAAGGATATTTTGGTAACTCTACTGTTGCAGAAGATACAGAGATATACAAAGAACTTGTAGGTAGAGGTGCTGACCCTGATGAAGTAAAAGGAATTATACAAGATTACTATGGCAAACCTATATCACAGTTAGAGTTTGATACAAGAGAAGGTGAATCAGGAACTTATAGAGGTAGAAAAGGTACTGTTAAGTTATCTCCTGGTCGTGTTACAGCAGTAGAAGTATTTGAACCAGGAACAAAAGGTTTTAATATTATGTCAGGTATTATTGATGCAGCGTACACAATATTTACAGACCCAGCAACATATGTAGGTGCAGGTTTTGCAAAAGCAGGAAAAGTAGGTAGAACTTTTAATAAAACTTATGAATTACAAAATGCAGGATTAATAGATAAAGCTGTAAGAAAAGTTGTACACACTCCAACTGCAGAAGCTTGGTTTGGTACAAAAGTAGGAGATGACATTGCACAAATGTTTGCTGATGCTAAATCATATGATGAAATAGATATTCTTATGAAAGGTCAAGGCAAAACAGATGCATTGTTATATAAAAAACTTAGAGATACTAATGACAAACAAGTAGTTAAAGATACTTTAATAGAAGCTATCAAAGACCCATTAGCAGGTATAAACGATAGATTTGATGCTAACAGTTTATTATTTAAAGGTTCTTTATCAAGACTTGGTGCAGGCATTAGATATGGTGATGCACAAAAAGCAGTTGGTATGAAAACTGCTATGAAGTTAAAGGGTCAAACAAGTATGTTTAATAGATTGTTTGATGAGTTTCCAGCACCTAATTTAAATACATCAGATTTAAATAATACATTTTTTGAATTAAAAGATTGGATGAAGTTTTCAAAAGTAGATGATGATGTAGCTAATAAAGCATTAGATAGAATAGCAGAAGCAATACAAGATGACACACTAAAAGAATTAGAAGGATTGCCATCTGAATTACAAAAATTAAATATGGTACTTGATATATATTCAGGAGAAGGTGGAGTGCTTAGACACATAATGGATAAATATGAAGCACTAGGTTTACCTAAAGAAGTAGTAAATCAAATTGGTAAGTTTGTTGCATCAGTAGATGAAGCACGTAAATACTTTTATACAAAGTACGGAGAAGAAGCATGGTCAGGTCAAAAGATAGATATAGAAGATGCATTAGGTAATGACTTAAATAAAATAGATTTTACTTTAAAAGATAGTATTGGTGCTTTAAATAGAGTTGTAAATGAAGTAAACCTAAAAATTAAAGGTGTAAAGAATAATCAGCAGTTACAAGAATTATTTATAGATGAAGTAGAAGGCGTAGGAAGAATAGCAACTGATATAGCAGAAGCAGATGTATTACCAAACAAAATTATATCTGGTGGTAATACAGGTGTAGATATAGAAGCATTGAGAATTGCTAAAGATTTAAATATAGAAACAGGCGGCAAAGGAACACCAGGATTAACTGTATCAGCTCAAGGAGCTAAGACAGGTAGGTATGACGATTTAGCACCTGAACTTACAGAACTTGGTGTAGAAGATGCTAGACAGTTTGAAATAGATGAACTTAAAGGAACTATACAATCTTTAGAAAATACACAGCTTGCTAGAAAAGGCACAAGAAAAGTAGCTAGGCAAGTATTACCTCAGTTAGATGACCAACTTGTTAGACAAACAAGAACACGTGAAGGTTTGTTAAAAGGTATAAAAAATTCTAAATTATCTCCTGCTGCAACAGAGGAACAAATACTAGAAGGTATTAAAAAAGGTATAGTTGCAAGAGATGCATTAGAAGCTTTAAATGTAAAACTTGCAGGTAAATTAACTAGAGGTGTTACACAAGCAGGTAAAAGAATTAAAGAAACATCAGTACAAGTTCCTAGTAAAGATAGAGATGTACTTAGAGATATAGCACAATTAGAAGCAGAATCTAGAATATTAAGATTTGTAAGAAATTTACAAGAAGCAAAGATAGACCCAAACAATCCTGCTAAAAGAATACAGGAATTAGATTATGAAGATTTTGATATGATTGGATATCAAAAAGAATTAAAAGAAATGGGTAAAGAGGCTAATCAAATACAAAGTAAAATTAGCAAAATTAATAGTGATATAGAAACTAGAAAAGCAGATTTAGATGATGACTCTTTAGTAAAGAAAGTTAGAAAATTACAAAAAGAAGTTGATGAATTAGAAAGACCTGATTATGGAGATGTAATGCCACAGGGTAAATACTTTGCAAGAAGAAGTATTAGAAATGTAGATGATTCAGATATTACAGTTATTGTTTATAACTCTGCTACTAATCCTGCAGGTAAAGGCACTAGAGGTACATACAATTACGCACTTAATGGTAATTGGAACTCTAAAGCTAAAATTAAAAACGGAATACAAAAAGGTAATAAACCTGTAATTGTTATTGATACAGCAGAAACAGTAACTGAAGAACTTATACAAGAAGCACAAAAATTATTAAGAAAATACAAAAATGTAAATGTTGCTGGTCCAAGAACTTATACAGACAAAGAAGGATTAAAAGTATTACTCAGGTCATTGTTTATAAAATCTAAACCAGGATACAAAGATAAAAATGGATTTAAAGTATTAGCTGACGAAAAGATATCGCCTAATCAAATACTGCAGTTCTTTGAAGATAAGGGTGTAGATGCAGAAACTATGGATGATGTTATCAATGTATTAATGAAAGAAGCAAATTTTAATGAGGTTGCTAGTGTTACAGGCAGACCTACAGCACATCTTATATCAGAGTATCTAGCTAGTGGTAATATACCACTTCCTGATGCAAGATTATTTTTAAGAGTGTTTAGTCCTGCTAGAGAGTTTTGGATGAGGCTTGCAGGTAGAGGTCAGTTGATACAAGCTAAATCTACAGTTAAGTTACAAAATAAATCTGAAATACAAGTAAATGAATTTGAAAAGATGTTATCTAAACCTGTAAAAAATCTTTATGAATTACAGATGAAAGATGACAGAACTGCTATTGAAACAGCAAGACTTATGACTAAGTCTGCTAGAAGAAGTTTTAGATTAAGTAAAGATGAACAATCTGTAAAAGAACTATCACAAGGTTGGGTTGGATTATTAGGTGATTATTACATGAATAAAGCATGGAAACCTTTCATACTTCTTAGAGGTGCCTGGACAGCACGTGTTGTTGGTGAAGAACAAATACGTATGTGGGCTGCAGATTTAGATAATGTATTTACACATCCACTATCAGCATTTGCTTGGATTGCTGGTAAACCAAGAAAGAAAGTATTAGATAGAATTGGTAAAGGTGAACTAGATGTAGATGAAGTAATTAAAAGAGCTAAGGGTGCAATCGATATAAGAGATAAACAGTTACTTGCAGATTCATTAGAACATCAAGCAGCCATGTCAAAATCACATGGAGGTATCTTAGATTCTGACAAACTTAAAAGAACATTTTCATTTAAGAGAGTTAAAAAAGGTGAAGAAAGATATTACACATCTGCAACATCAGAAATTATGCAGTTAGCTGATGACCCTATTGCAGCAGAACTTGCAATGATAAAAGGTGGATTAAATGATAAAGGATTTAGAGCTGGTGTAGATGACATTAAACAAAGATTCTGGGATGGAGATTTATCTGATTGGAGAACAGCATTGTCATATGGTTCAGATGATGTTGGTAAATATCAAAAGTTTAAAATGCAAAACAGTAGAGAATTAGCAGATGCATACATTGATTCTGTACTAGCTAGAGTTCACTACAAAGCTGGTGGTTCTTATAAAGCGACAGAAGTATTACCTGATGGAACAAGAATTAATTTCGAAGATGTTGCAGGAGAATACAGAACAAGAAGAAGTCCTAACTCTAGAATTGAGTTTGAATTAAAGGATTTAGGTGATAGTGAAATACTAGAACATATAGCTAAAGGTAAATTACTACAACAAGTAAAAGCAGGACAATCTAAAAAACCTGTGTATTTAAATCTTAACGGTCAACAAGTGACATTTGGTAGAGATATGACTATTGCAGACCATAACCATTACGCAGCATGGTTAAAGAACAAAGACCCATATGAACAATATCATGTTATGAAAAAATCTGCTTTTGATTTAGATGGAGAAAGAATTAATTCCTATGATGCTGCTATAGAAAGATTATTTACAATAGTTATGTCAGCTCCAACAAATAGATTATCTAGGTCACCTGCATTTAGACAATTCTACTGGAGATTTATAGAGGAGAATGCTGCATACTTTGACGATACTTTAAGAAAACAATTATTAAGACAAGGTAAGAAAGCAAACCTTGGGAAAAAATATGCAGATAAAATTGCTAAAACAGGAAAGGTATCTGCTGATGAAGGCAGGTTACTTACAATAGATAACATAGATGAACTTGATGATGCTGCTAAAGCATACGCACTTACAGAAACAAAAGGATTACTTTATGACCTAAACAAACGTCATGTTGTATCAGATATGTTAAGACTTGCGTTTCCTTTCGCAGAAGTTTATCTAGAGATTATAGGTACATGGTCAAGATTATTAAATAAGAAAAAACTTTTAGCAACACGTAAGATATCACGTGGTGTAGAAGGTGCTAGAAAAATTAGATTAGAAGATGAAGATGAAGGATTTTTTCATGTTGATGATATGACAGGAGAAGAAATGTTTTTCTTTCCTGGAGGAGAAGCATTATCTAATTGGATGTTTGAAGGTAACAGAGATGGTAGACAATATACAAACCCTGTAACAGGAGAAGTCATGGACAATGCACCAGACGCTAAAATAAGATTGAAAGGTTATGTATCATCACTTAACATGATTGCAGGTAACCCTGCTCCTGGTCTTGGACCTCTTGTTGCATATCCTGCATCTAAAGCATTTCCAAGTAGTGATATGATAGACAAAGTATTTTTTCCATATGGTAGAGAAACAGGCAACCCATTAAATCCTTTAGAGTATGTACAAGCATTAATACCATCATGGGCAAAAAAGTTTTTATCTATAGGTAGTGATAATCCAGAGTTTGCTAGAACCTATCACAACACATACAAAGATGTTATAAAGATGTTTGTAACTACAGGATTGTATGATGATAGTACTCCTCAGAAACAATCAGATATGTTAGAGAAAGCTAAAAGCACTGCTACTGTTCTTACAGCTATTAGAGGTTTAGTACAATTTGCTGCTCCTACAGGTTCTGTATTGAGATATGAAGTAGAAGTAGCACCAGGTGGAGCTTTACATATTGACCCTGCTAAATATAAAGACTCAGACCCTAAACATCATTTGTTTGGAATATCATTAGTTGCTGATGCATATTACAGAATATTAGCTAAATATGATGGTGACCAAGTATTAGCAACACAAGAGTTTGTTAATCAATTTGGACTAGACCCTACTGCAATACTTACATCTAAATCAAGAGAAGTAAAGAAACGTTCTTATACAGACGAAGGTGTTAAGTTTGCAGAAGCAAATAAAGATATTATGGATAGATATAAAGATGTTGCATACTATTTATATCCTGATAATCCATTAGATGAGTTTAACTTCCAAGCATGGTCAGATGCATTCGCTAATAGAGATAGAGTAGATTTAACAGAGGAAGAATACATTACTGCTATTAGACAAGGTCAAGGTAGATTAGCTTACGAGTATCAAAGAAGATTACTATTTGAAAGCGGATACTACACTAACATGTCAGCAGAAGCAAAATATGATGCCTTAACGCAGATTAGAAACGGTTTAAGAGAACTTTATCCTGGTTATGGACAAACTTCTACCGTTGCTTCATCTATAGACGCACAGGCAAAAACAGAACAATTAACTCAATTATTACAAATTGAAGGAGAAAGTTTGGTAGAATTACCTAATGGAGATAAGGTAAAGGTTAAAGACTTACCTTCCATGCAGGGTTTGTCTTTGTATTTAGATAGAAGAAACCAAATGCTTTTGCAAATACAAGCTATAGATGGTCCTAATGCAAGTCTTCAAAAGGCTGATTACTTGCCACTTAGAGAATCATTAAGAGCTTTTGCACAGCAGTTGTTTAGTCAGTACCCTGACTTTTATTATGTGTATGATGGAGTATTAAGATACGAAATAGAAGAAGACTTTACGGAGATTCAGATAGATAGATAGTATGGATGGATATAGATTAGGACAATTACTTAATACCATTGGTAATGGTATAAAGAACGGAATAATTACAGATATAGAAGACTCTGCAGAGTTTGTTGCTTTTCTTTTTAAAGCACCTGTTGATATAATTTTAAAAGCAATAGAACTTCTTGGAAAAGGCGAAGAAATGAAAGCACAAGCTCTTTTTGACCCAGAGTTTTTTTCTAACTCAAGAGAACCTAATCAAGAAGTATTAGCATTTGTAGAAGGTATACAAGGAAGACCTAAACCTACAGGACCTACACCTGATGAAATAGATGCAGAAAATGAAGCTAAAGCTGCAGAAGTTGCTGTTGCAGACAGAGTATCTAGACCTTCAGTATTTTCTAGAAGAGTTGATACAACTAAATCAGAAGAAAAGACATCACAAGAATTACAAGATGAAGCATATGCACAATATAAGAAAGACGGAAAACTTGACAGTTACTTAGATAAAATAGCTGAAATAGAAGCAGATATAGATTTAGGTGGATTATCTATATATCAAAGAGGACAACTTGCAGATGGTTTAACTTACTATGGATTAGGTGATGACCCATTCTTAGAAAGTTACAGAGCTTCTGTAGGCGGTGACCCAGATATGCGACCACTATATAATTATGGAATAGCAGATACATTTTTAGAAAATGTACCACCTGAAAGAGTCATAGATTATCAAATAGCATTAGTGAATGCTGGATTCTTAGGTCCAGGTACATATAATGCAGGTCAATATGATGACGCTACAAAAGAAGCAGTTGAAGCAGCTTTTACGTATATGAATCCAAAAGGTGAGTTTGGAATAAGTAAACAAGATTTATTTGATATAGCATCAGCTACACAAGGAAACAACAATGCATTTCTAGGATTTGTTAGAGATTTCTTTTTAGATGGATTAGATGATATAGAATTTACAGATACAATATCTGCTTACTCTAGAGCATCAGTTATACCTTTGCCTTCATCAGAGTTTTTATTACAACAAATATCTACACAAGGTAAAAATTATTTAGGTGTACCTTTAAATCAATTAGACTTACAAGCTGCTGAAGCATTTGCTAGAGGTGAAATAGCAAGACTTACAAAGATACAAAGTGAAGCAGAACTACAATATCAGAATCAACTTAGACAAGCAGAAACTGATGCGTTAAGACGAGAAAAAGAAGGTTTGCCTGCTAAAGATTATTTTATTGAACAACCTCCTTCTGGAGAACAAATAACACAAGCATTAGGATATGGAGTGGATAATTATTTACAAACTCAATTTGCTGATTTAGTAGGAACACAACAGGAAGATAATGCATATAGACAAGGTTTAGGAAGAATAATAAATGCATTTGGAGCGAATAGGTAAGTATGGCAAAAGTTAAAGTAAAAGAGTTAGTTGAGTACTTAAAAAACTTAGGAGTAGAAGATGCATTGATACCTGCATTGATAATGACTGCGTCATTTGAATCAGGAATGCAGACAGGTGTAACAGGCACTAATCCAAATCAAACAAAAGACTATGGAGTATTCCAAGTTAATGTAGAAGAGTTTTATGATGATGAAACAGATAAACCAGATGATACAATAACAACATTTTTTGAAAAAGTTAATAAAGAATATACAAAAGATGAACTTAAAGATAAGTTAAATAATAATGAAAAGTTTTCTGCACAATTTACAGCTCACTATTTAGAAAGACTTAGAAACAACCCACAAAGTTTTGATACAGGCGGTGACCCATTAGTGAAATGGACAGAGTATAGAGCAAGAGTAAAACCATTTCTTCAAGGACAAAAAATAGAAGGTAGAAGTGCTGAAGATATACAAGATGCTATGAACTCATACTTTGAAGCGTATTTACAAGTTCACAATATGAATTTCAAACAAGAATTAAAAGATGACATGAAAGAATTATCTGACCCAGATAGTGGACAATCTCAAGTACTTCATAGATACTATATACCAAATTTAAAAACTAGAGAAGGTAGACAAGAGTTAGGAATAGAAAAATAATGGAACAAGATGAATTAACTATAGATACTGGTCAGACTGTAGAAGAACTTAAAAGTCAAAGTTCTTCTGCTGCAGCATCAGGTTCAAGTTATAAAGGACATTATTTAAAACCTACACCTGAACAAGTATATTATGATGGTAATCATTATTATTGGTTATGGGATGTGTCTTCAATATTAGGGCAATCAGCAGGAACTTCTTGGATTGCATATAATGGTGGCTCTATATATAATCCAAATGGTTTTTCTAATACTGTAGATGACCAACCAAGAGTAGGACCTTCAGTTACAACTACAGCTCCAGGAACATTAATTGGTAATGAACTTCTAAAATTAAAAGATATATCTACTGCATATAATTCTTTAAATGATTGGAATCCTGCAGAAACTTTTGCAGCAAGAATAGAAACATATCAAGATGTAGCTCCTTGGTTTTTTGAAGGAGTACAAAAAGAAGACGGAACTATAGATTATCCAGGTATGGAATTACTTATGGATATGATTGTAAATGGTGCAGAAATAGCAGAGGATGACCCAAGACTATTAGCAATACAAGCACCTTATAACTTCGAAACAATACAATTTTTAAATGCAATGGGTAAGACAGGTTACTCTATTACAGGTAAACCAAATGCAAGATTAACTAATCTAAGAGCTACAAGGGAGAGTCAGTTAGAACAAACCTTTATAGCATTAGGTATAAATCCTAAAGAGTGGAAACTAGAAAACCCTGAAGGTTGGTCTGCTTTAACAGAAGTTCACACTCAGGGTATAGTTGGACAAGCAGAGTCTAAAAACTTTGTAGGCTTTGTTGTAGGGATTGAAGGATATGACATTGATTCTAACAGTCCTTATTACGAAAGATTTACATCTGCTGCAGATAGACTAGGTAATGACACACTAGGTATTGATATATCAGATTTTATAAATGAAAATAAAGCTGAGAGAAGAGGCATACAATATCTAGGAGCATTTGGATATAATAATTTATCAGCAGATGAACAACTTAAAGTTGCAAGAATATATTCAACTGAAGGAGAAGATGCAGGAGATTCATACTTACAAAATATATTTGATAATCATCCTATCTATGGAGAAAAGTATGGTGGTAAAGGTTTAAATTTTGCTACTATAATACAACCATATGTTGGTTTGTATCAAAATATTTTTGGAGAAGCTCCAGATATGATGGACTTAGAGTTTGCAGAAGCACCTTCTATGACATATCAAGAAGCTGGCAAATCATTTAGAACAAAAGCTTACAATGAAAACAATGAATTTTATGCAACTAATGTTGCAGCTAGCCTAAACAAATCTTTAGGTGGACAAGTAATTAGGAGTATATAATGGCAACCAAACCTTTTATAGACCCAAATGCACCTAGAGGTGGTAGACAAGTAGAGATATATGGACCTAATGGTGAAGTACAAAATGCTCAGTTTTATAGAAGAGAAGGTGAAGAAAAGTCAGAGTTAGATAGATTATTAGACCAAGGATATAGTAGGACTAAACCTGGTGAATCTCCAGTACAAGATAATCAAGCTGTATCAATGTCTGTAGAACAAGCAAAAGTATTACTTCCATATCTAACAAAGTTAGACCCTGTAAGAGGTGAGAAGTTAATACAAGCATACATTGAGGGTTATAACGAAACAGGCAAAGCAGAATTTGCATTAGCTAATATGAGAGCTATACCAGAATATTCAGAAATGTTTCAGGGAATAAAAAGAGCTGATGGTTCTTTACGTATGAATGAAGCAACATACTTATCTAATAAAGAAGCTGTTATTATTCATTTAAACGAAGCAGGATTAGGTGGATATGCTGCAACAAAAATAGACGCACTATTTCCTACATTGCTTGAAGGTAATGTAAATCCTGGTGAATTTAAATCTAGATTAGATGCTGTCAGAAAAGGTTTAACTAATCTTGATGCTACGTTAAGAGAATCAGTTGGCAATCAATATCAATTATATTTTGAACAAGAACTAGGAGAACCAGTAACAGTTAATGATGAAGTATTATTAGCTATTGCTATAGACCCAGAAGTAACATCAGACATACTTACAGAAAGACTTAAAGTTGCAAACATAGGTGCTAGATTTGTGTTAGCAACAGGTGATGAACTTACTGCTGACCAAGCAAGTATGTTTATGTCTGCAAAACGTACACCTGAGCAAACATCACAACTATTTGAAACTGCTGCAGCTAGAGCATTAACTGCCTCTAGGTTATCAAGAAGATTTAAGAGAGGTGGAGAATATACAGCAGTACAACTAGCACAGGCAGAAGTTACAAAAGATTTTGAAACACAACAAGAACTATCTAGAATATCTGCACAAGCTGCTTCAGAATCAGCAGTAGAACTAGGTGCAAGAAAAACTAGAGAAGGTGCAGTAACTGGCTTGACAGAAGCGTAAACCTGCTATACTAGATGTAGTGCCTGGCAGGATTCGGCACACTAAATATAGGGCTGCAATTCGGTAACACTGCCAAGGTGTGTTATCTGTCATTCGTAAACCCTTGTGTAAATCCCTTTAATTACCTAGCGATTATGTTATGGGATTTTTATATGCTAGAGAAGATGGAGAAAAATAATGGAAGATATTACACAAATTGAAAATGCTACAGAAGTAGAAGAATCTACAGATGGCATAAAACAACTTAGAGAAGAGTATAAAAAGCTTAAAGCTGAGAACAAACAATTCAAAGCTAATGCTATGAATGCTGCTTTAGGTTCATTAGGACTAGAGGCAGATAAAGGCATAGGTAAAGCTGTTACAAAACTTTATGATGGTGAAGCTACAGTAGAGGCAATTAAGGAGTTTGTTGCTCAAGAGTTTGGAGAAGTTAGTAATTCTGAACAACCTAGTGCAGCTCCTGAAGTAACTAATAATGTAGTAGAAGCTCAATCTAGAGTTGAGCAGTTAAATAAAATTGGTGTAAATGCAGAACCTGTTGATGTATCATCAGAGTTTGCAAAATTCATTAATGACTCAAACACAAGTACAAGAGATTCAATAAACGCTAAATTGCGTATGTTGGATACTCTTAAAGAACAAAATAAGTAATTTATAGGAGAAGATAAAAATGGCAGAAATATCGTTAACAAACAGTACGATTTATGCACAAAACATTAATAACTTCACTGGTGAATTGTTTAAAGTTGGTGGTCAAAGAACACCTTTACTCACTGCAGTTGGTGGTTTGAATGGCGGTAAAACATTAAACTCTACATTTTGGCAAGTCCAAGTAGAAGATAATGCAACCGTTTCTTCAGAACCAACTAAAGGACAAGAAGGTTCATCACCCACAGAATATCTTGGAAGAGACAGAGCTGCATACACTTATGTAACTCAGATTTTCCACAAGGGTGTACAAATGACATATACAGCTTTGGCATCTACCGCAAATCAAAACCCATTTGATTTATCAGACAACATTGCCAACTCCTCAGATGGAGATGGAACAACAACTGCTGGTGACAAATTGGCTTTCTTTGGTGGTAGCCCAGTGGCAGACGAATTTGCTTTTCAAATGGAAAAGACAATGGAAAAAGTAGCAAGAGAAGTTGAGTGGTTCGCATTCAATGGTTCTTTCTCTGACGGTGCTAATACCACTCCAGGGTCAGGAACTAGAGAAATGTGGGGAATTGACCATTGGTTAAATCGAAACAAGAATGCTTCAAACACAGCAGCCTTAAACCCATTAGGCGGTAACTGTTTTTACAATGACAGTGCTGGTGATGGTACAGGTTCAGCACAAGTGCTTTCTTTTGATGCTATTGCAGGTGCAATGAAACTTCTTTATGATGCTCATGCACCATTAAAGCAACCTGTTCTATGTGTAAGTCCGAAACAACTTTTGGACCTTAACACAGAACTTATTGGTGGTAATGTCGGTATAACAGGTGCAATCATTCCTAGAGATAGAAATGTTGCAGGTGTTGACATTGATACAGTAGTAACCCCATTCGGTTCTATTGGATTAATGGTTATAGACCCAGACATTATGCCAACAGGTACATCATTCATTCTTGACCTAGCTTACATACAACCAGTATTTACCAACATCCCAGGATTTGGTACTGTGTTTGTACGTGACTTAGACCAAGATGCTAACGCTAGAATTGGTAAAGCAGTTTACATGGAGATGGGATTCGAATTTGGTCCTCCTTCATACCACTGCAAGATTCAAGCAGTAGCTTAATTTAATTACAAGATTAGGGTGGAACTCCACCTCCACCCTTTTCTTGTGCTATTATAGGTAGGATATGAGTGCAACTATAGGTAAATTAGTAGATAGAGTTTACAGAGAGTACCTAGAGCCAAATGATGACATTCAGTCTTTTTCTATTCTTAGAGGTGCAATGCTATCAGACGCTACTGATACAACAGTAGAATATGAATCAGATTACTTAACATCAGAAGAAGAGGACTTACTAGAACCAGGTGCTGTAGTAGAAGTAAACAGAGAATTGATGTTAGTTACTGCTTTAAATACTTCAGCAGAACAGCTAACAGTTAAACGTGCTTTTAGAGGAACTACACTAGCTGCTCACGCAGTAGATGATGTAATGAGGCTTAACCCTGTGTTTCCAAGAAATACTGTATTTGATGCAGTATGTGACCAAATTAAAAATTTATATCCAACTTTATTCGCAACAGAAACAAAATCAATTACATCTAAAGTAGGATACATTCCTTTAAGTGGTGCTAATGACAATTACTTAATAGCACCTATAAAAGCTATATCACAATACACAGATTTTTCTGCAGGTTCAGATGAAACAGGAACTATATATGCAGGAGTAGCTGTTGAAATTGTAGACTTACCTAATCCATTTACATATACAGATGCTGATGGTGTGTCACAAACAATTACATACAGTAACAATGGACCAGACAAAGTTAATGCTGTACAGGTATATAACGTAAATGCAGGACATACAGTATTTGTTACATTTAAAAAGAAGTTTATAGAGCCGACAGCAGAATCAGACACACTAACAAGTATTGGTTTAGAAAGCGAATATGAACCTATAATTATGGCTGGCACTGCTGCACAAATGATTTCAGGTAGAGATATACCATCTGCTACAGCAGAAAATATAACACAATCTATGCAAGCACAAAGCTTTCCTGTTAACTCTGCATCTACTATTAGAAACTCTCTTCTTAGATATCAACAAGCTTTGATAGAACAAGCACGAAAGGATTTAAGAGCTAGGTTTCCAGAACCAGTAACCGTTAATAAGATTTCGTATACATAATGCCTAGAGTACCTCTTACCTCTGAAGTAACAAATCCTAAAAGAAAAGGTTACGATATAGCTTTAGATGACTTGTTGTTCAGAGCTGCTATTGCACCTAATAGACAAATGACTATTTCTACAGCAGAGTTTCCTGGTCAAGAAATAAATTTAAAACAAAATCCAGAAGATATTACTACAAACATAGGTCAGATATTTTCTCGTAATGATTTTTCTGGTGGTCAAGGTTTAGATACTGCACATAAAAGAAACAATACAACAAAAGATACAACTAGATTTTTTGATAGTAAAGGTGTTGATGTATTTCATGGAGATGATGAAACATCTTATCATGTCCATTTACTACATACAATGCAAGATGAAAATGTTAGAGGTGCAGGCACTACATTTGCAGGTTCTAATAACTATTTAGCACAGCTTACCAATGGTCACTTGTATGTTACAGACCAAACTAATATATATAAATCTACAGACAATGGTGATACTTGGGCTGCTGTATCTACAGGATTAACTATTAATTATAACTTTACTGGTATAGCTGCTGTAGGTAATCAACTATATTTAACAACAGCAAACGGAACAACTAATTCAGAACTAATAAAATTTAATGGTACTTCTTGGTCAGAAGAATCAACAGCACAATCTAGTGCAGGTGGATTAAATGGTGTATGGTTTGCTAAAGGTCAACTAATAATATCAGGTGATGATGGTACTGTAGAAAGAGTATGGGCAGTAAGTCCATTTAATAAAACTTGGTCATCATCAGATTTACAAGATTCACAAGCAGTAATTACTTTTGAAGATAGTCATCATGTATCACAAGTAGTAGATGCAGGTGCAGTAGTTTTAGTAGCTTCTACTAATGGAGATATATATTCTCTTAAAGATGTATCTGGTACTTTAACTTTAAAAGGTCAAACAAATATACCTTTTGAAGAAGTACATTCTATAGCTGCTGCTGAAGGTATAATCTTTTTTGGTACTAAAGAAAAATCTAGAGATGTAGGCAGATTTTATACTGCACAACTTACTGTTGCAGATGATTTGTATGTTATATCTAATAGACAATTAATTAAAGAATGGGTAATAGCTAGTGTAGATACAACACCTAGTTTTATGTTTGTATCTAGAGATAGTGTTTATATGGGTATAAAAGAAAGTGCAAATGAAAGTTATTTGTGGAGATATTATTTACCGACTGCAGGATTTGCTAGAGATTTAGAAATGGGAGCAGCAGGACTTGTTACAGGTATAACAAATAGCAATGGTAAGTTTGTTGTAGCTGTAGCAGGTAAAGATATATACAGAGAAACATCTTCGTTTGAAAGTACAGGATATATTATACTGCCTAATGCAGATTTCTTTACATCAGAAGAAAAACAATGGGTTGGTGTAGAAGTAGAACATGATACTTTATCTGCAGGAAAAACTGTACAGATATTCGTATCTACTACTTATGACACTATAGATGACCCAGATAGTTCTAATTGGGAGTTAATAGGAAGTTCTGTATCTGGTCAAGGTGGAGTTGAGTTTCAGCTAAACAGAAATGCTAGATATTTAAATACAAAAATTGTTTTAGAACCTAATACAACATTTACACAATCACCACAGTTCAGAGCTGTATCAGTTAGAGCTTTGCCTCGTCCTGAGTTAGTGGTTGTCACTGTGCCAATTAATTTATCTGACCAAGTAGAAAGACCAAATAGAAAAGCTTTTAGAGTTACAAATCTTGGTGAGGTTATTTATCAAACATTAAAAGATAAAGAGGGAGATTCTGTTACACTACAAGTATTCGAACCTAGCGAAATAATAAGAGGTGTGGTAGAATCTGTACAATACCCAATCTCTGAAAGGTCAGAGGTAGGTTCGGTAACGCAGTTTTGTTTACTTAGAGTGCGTGGTGTGAGAGCAGAAGATGCTGCTACGATAGTAACAAGATTACTGGGTGTAGGACAATTAGGAGTAGCAGGATTAGGATAGTATGACCGCACAGAAAACGATATTACAAAATGCGTATGAAACAACATTAGCTTTAGCTATTGGTGCAGATGCAACAGAAGTATCAGTACAAGTAAACGCAGCACCAGTAGGTTCACCTTCTGCATCTAATCCAATGTATCTTGTTATAGACCCTGATTCTGATGCAACTAGAGAGTATGTAAAAGTTACAAGTAGAAGTGGTGTATCACTTACAGTTGTTAGAAATATTGACAGTGATAGCGGTGGATTAAATGCACACGCTGTAGGTGCTAAAGTCAGAATGGTTGCTATGAAGCAACACTTTGATGACCTAAATGAAAGAGTAGATAAGATAATTAATGATGATGGTAGTAGTTTAAATACTGCTACAGGTGTTGTAAAAGATGAAGATACTATGTCATCTAACTCTGATACACACCTTGCAACACAACAATCAATTAAAGCATATGTAGATAGTCAAATACAAACAGAAGAATCAATAGAAGATTTTGTTGGAGGTATGGTTACTGGTAATACAGAAACATTTATAGATGTGACATACGAAGATAGTGATGGAACAATGGATTTTGTTGTGCCTGTAAAAGATGAAGATACTATGTCATCTAACTCTGATACACACCTTGCAACACAACAATCTATAAAAGCGTATGTAGATAATCAAATAACAGCAGAACATTTAGAAGTATCTGCTGATACTGGTAGCAATGTTGAAATAGATTTAGATTCTGAAACATTAGATATAGAAGGTAGTACAGGTATAGATACAGCTACAGGTACTAATAAAATTACAGTAGCTATAGACAGTTCTGTCGCTACTCTTACAGGAACACAAGAACTCACAAACAAAACTATAAATCTTGAAAACAATACAGCAATAGTAGAATATGTAGTAACAGAATCAGGTGGTAACTTTTTAATTGATGGAGAAGCAAATGCAACAATATCATTTAGACCTGGTGTTGTACATAGATTTGATGTATCTGATAGTTCAGTAGCATCACATCCATTTGTACTATCCACAACAAGCGAAGGCACAGCTTATACAACTGGTAGAACTGCCAGTGGTTCACAAGGAAGTGCTAATGCTTATATACAATTTACTGTAGATGCAGCAACTCCAGATGTTCTTTATTATTACTGTTCATCACACTCTGGTATGGGTGGAAAAATTACAGTATTCGGTACACCACTAGATGGTGGTAATGGTTTAACAATTACAGGTAATAGTATCGCTGTAGATTCTACAGTTATTACTGGACAAACTAACGAAGCTAGTGCTGATAACAATGATGTAATACTTATTTATGATGACACTGCTAGTGGTTTAAAGAAACAAACTAGAGCAGCATTTTTATCAGGAACTGGTGTAGGTAACATGAATAGTTTTACTGCATCAGCAGATTCAGGTTCTAGTCAAACAATATCTGATGGAAATACTTTAAATATTGCAGGTGGTACTGGTATAGATACAGCAGCTAGTGCAACAGACACTGTAACTGTAACACTTAATACAGAAGCTGTACAAGACATAGTGGGTGCTATGTTTACAGGTAACACAGAAACTAGAATATCTGCTACTTATGAAGATTCAGATGGCACTATAGATTTAGCTGTAGATGACATGACAGCAGACACACAACTTACTACTGAACAAGTACAAGACATTGTTGGTGCTATGTTCACAGGTAATACAGAAACTAACATTACAGTTACCTATGAAGATAGTGATGGCACTATAGATTTAGTAGCTACAGGAAATACTACTGAAGAAATACAGGATATTGTCGGTGCTATGTTTAGTGGAAATACTGAAACAGGTATAACCGCTACATACGAAGATAGTGATGGAACAATAGACTTAGTTGTTAGTGGTGTTGATGCTACACAGATAGTAGATGCAGATAGTGATACTAAGATACAAGTAGAAGAAAGTTCTGATGAAGATATTATTAGATTTGATACAGCAGGAACTGAAAGAGCAACTATGAGTACAACACTAGCTTTAACATCAGCAGGTGGTGCTTATGTTCATAGTCAAAACCAAACATCAAATTACACCATAGGTTCTACTGATGGTGCTGTATATGCAGGACCATTAACAATAAGTGGTGTAGTAACAAATGCAGGTACAATGGTGATATTATGAGTGAAATACAAGTAAACACAATCAATGAATATACAGGTGCTAATGGTGTAACTATTGATGGCGTTTTAATTAAAGATGGTAATGTAGATGGCGTAGATGTATCTGCTATATCAGGAAACAAAATAACAGAGGTCGACCAATGGAGATTAACTACAAGTTATAACATAGGTTCTAGTGCTGTGATTAGCTCAAACTGGGAAAGAGCAGATTCAGATGGTACAGGAGTTCCTATAGGAACAGGACTTACAGAAAGTTCTGGTGCTTTTACTTTTGCAACTACAGGTAAATATTTAATTATTTTTACAGCTACATTTACTTCAAATGGAGAATTTAGTTCTAAATATTATTTGGTAACAACAACTGACAATTTTTCCTCTAGCTCTGATGCAGCTTGGACATTTGGTAATGGTGGTTGGCAATCAGGTTCAACATATTTACCACAATCAGCTACAAATCATTTTGTGTTTGATGTTACCAATACAAGCACACATAAGTTTCAATTATGGGGTGGTACTACTACTTCCTCTACATCAGTTTATCTTAATGGAGATACAAATTACCAATCAACTGGATTTACAGTTATTAGACTAGGAGATACATAATGTCAGATTTAACAAATGCTTTGCTTTGTTTTAACGATAATATTTTAGGTGCTTGGTATGGGTGGATAGATAGTGCTAATGGCGAAGTGTATAGTAACTTAAAACTAATTAATGATGATGCAACTATGCCAACAGAGGAACAAGTAAATGCAAAGATTGCAGAACTACAAGCTGATTTAGATTACCAAAATTTAGATTATGTAAAAGCAAGAAAATCCTCTTACCCTAATATTACAGAACAATTTGATAAACTATGGCACGATATAAATAATGGTACACTAGATAAAACAGGTGCTTTTTTCACAGCTTTAAAGACAGTAAAAGATGACAATCCTAAACCAGGAGAATAAATGCCAGGTAGTATAAAAATAGATGATGGAAGTGGTAACTATACCATATTAACTAATGGTGGTTCGTTAGGTTCAGA